CTCTGAGTATCTATTTTCTGCATAATCATCAATATGTTTTGTTTCATCTAAATACTCATATATCTGTGCTTCTGTGGTAGTCCACTCACACTCATATTCCTGGGCAAAAAGTGCTCTTGTAGAAGTTCTTTTAGCTTCCATAACATCTTTTTCAGATAGTAAAGGATTAGCTCTCCAAGTATGTATAGAAGATCCCCACTCATCGTATTCATCATCTTTGCCTCTCATAAAGTATTCGTATAAATAGTTACCTTTACCACGAGGAGTAGAAATCCATAAACATCTAGAATCTTTAAAAGTAGATAGTGCAGGACGTAAGTCACGGGTAAAATATTCGTCATGAGGTATAATCGCAGCTTCATCTACAATTAGTAGATTAGCAGCGCGACCAACTAGTGAATCTCTATTATTAGCAGATAATAGTCTAAATATAGAACCATTTATAAGTTTGACCACTTTATCTTTTTGATTAAATTTATCTACTTCAAGTTCCATGCTTTTAATTAAATCAGTAACATAGTCCCAGATAATAGAAGATAGTGAGAAGTTAGGAGCAACTACCATAACTTGTTGACCAGGCTCTAGTAGTTTAGCAAAAGCAATAATAGCAGCTGAATAGGACTTACCAGTACGACGAGCAGCTACATGTACAAAAAATCTATTTTCTTCTAATCCTTGTAACATAGCTTTTTGAGATTCATTAAAAACTACAGATTGAGGAAGCCTACTGCATAACTTATCTACATTAATCTTAAAAAATTTTATATTCATTTAGGTAACATATTATAAATAATAGAGAAAATAGTTACTAATCCAGCAACAACACCACCGGCCCATAGCAAGGTGTGTAATGAAGTTTTACCTTTAGTAGCAAGCTCACTTACATCATTAAGTTTAGCATGGATAACTTTAAGTTCTTTAGATATAGCATCCATATTTTCCATAATAATCTTATGTCTAACTTCGCACACTGCTTCATGCGAAGAAATATTCGCTTTATTAGTCTGAGAACGTTCATGTAAAATGTCTAGTTCTGCTTGCACTTGATCTAACTCTCTTATGTTGTCTGACATAATTACTCCGCATAGTATTGCTATACTCTTTATTTATTTTGTTGTTTTATATTATAATTTATTAGTGTTAATCTATCTTTTCCATAACTAAACTCAGCAGTAGTAGGTATCTCAAATCGTTTATCCTCTATAGTAGTAAAAAATCTCATTCTTCCTTCTGCAAATACATCATCTTCTACAACATTTTTAATTGTTTTATAGAATAAATGACCTGGTAATCTATATTTAACTTTATATGTTAACATTTTCCCTCCCGTTAACTATTTATATTTTAATTATAAAGTTAACGACACTACTTGGCAAGGTTGTTGCCAAAGCAGGAATGCTTAGTCCGGGTATTGTATGCGTGTGCGCGGCGTTAACGTTATCTGTTAAAGCAGTGCCCGTTGCAGAGTCTTTTGCTGACGTAGCAAAAGTTCCTGTTGTATTTGTTCTACCAGCTGTTGTAGATCCTGTAGTACCTGTTCCTGTGGTATTCGTAGCGTTGGTAATAACACTTGATGCAGCAACAGAGCCGGTTTCTGTACCAACAGTACCATTGTTAGAACCTTTACCGAGCAACACTCTATCTCTAAGATCAGGAAGACCAAAAGTACTTGAGCCATCACCTGTCCCATAAGCAGTAGATATTGCTGCAAATAGACGTGCGTAAGTACTTCTACTTACATTAGACCCGTCGCAGAGTAACCAACCTGCATCTGGAGCAGCTGCCCCACCAAAAGCTATAATTGATCCTGACGGAACAATTTCGAATCCACCCGCTGTAGATCCATCGTGTACTATCAACCCTTCGGTTGCAGTATCGTATGAGAGTTCGCCAGCAGCACCCGTAAATGAGTTGTTCTGTGCGGTTGTACCTCTCCTAAGTTGTAGTGCTGTAGCCATTTATCGCTCCTTATTTATCTGCACAATCAAGTGTGCCTATTTTGTCAAGGTTATAAAAACCTTTTTACCATATTTATTATTTAGCGTCAATATATTTTATTTATTAGAATGCGCCCAGATCTAAAGTTACTAAAGAACCAATAGGATCCATTAAATCATATTTAGTTATACTTGCTATACCAAAAGCATCTTCTGAGGTATCAGTTAAGTTACCTAAATCAGTATTAGTAGTTCCTGGAACTACAGAAGTAGATGAATTAGTATATCCGACTCCTGCTTCAACACCTGTTAAAGAACTACCATCACCTATAAAGGTTGTTGCAGCAACTTCCCCACCTACATGTACGTTACCAGTAGAAGTACCATTACCTATTGTCACAGTAGCATTAGAAGCTAATGTAAATTTATTTGTGGCATCTATTCCTAGACCCCCTAAGTATGAATGAACTTTTGTAGTCATGATAACCTTTCCTTACTACTCATTTATAAGGCTCCTAAATCTAGAGATACTGATCTACCATGAGGTTCCATTAAGTCATAGGCAGGGGAATTTCTAATACCAAAAGCATCAAAGCCAGAAGTTAAATCACCTAAGTCAGTATTTACGGTACCAGGAGGATCAGCAATTGTAGTATTAGTAGTAAAGCCCATAGCCCCACCACCAGCTGGTTCTGCCCAAGAAAGGTCAGTCCCATCACTTGTTAATACCGTATCTGCACCGCCAGCAGCTAATCTAGCAGTAGCACCCGAAGCATTACCATATATAATAGAACCTCTAGTAATAGCATTAAGTTGATTAAGTTCTGTTGTAGTAGTACTTGCTACAGCAACCTTACCAGAGCTATCAGAAGCTAATGCACGAGAAGCTGTTAAGTTGCCTGTAGTAATTGTAGATACAGCCCCAGCAATATTAGCAACTCTTCTTGCTTCTATAGCAGTAGATTCGGTAACCCCTGCACTTAGTTGTGTCTGAATAGCTGAACTTACGCCATCTAGATAACCTACCTCAGTTGAAGTTACTGCAGATACAGCTACCTTACCTGAACCGTCAGATACTAAAGCTCTACTTGCTGTAAGATCAGCATCATCAATAGTAGTAGCTGCCCCAGTTATAGTAGCTTGTTTAGAGTCAATCTGAGTCTGGATAGCACTGGTTACGCCGTCTACATAGCCAAGTTCTGTAGCAGTGACTGCTGAAGCAGCGACCTTGCCACTTCCGTCGGATACTACAGCACGGCTAGCAGTAAGATTACCTGTGGTTATGCTAGATACAGCTCCAGCAATGTTAGCTACTCTTCTTGCTTCTACAGCAGTAGTTTCGGTTACAGTAGCAGCTACACGACTAGAGTTATCAGATAGATTAGTATTAGTAGTATTAATCTGAGTCTGAATAGCGGAAGTAACACCGTCTAGATAACCTATTTCTGTTGAAGTTACAGCAGACACAGCTACTTTACCGCTTCCATCTGAGACTACTGCTCTAGAAGCAGTTAGATCAGCGTCATCAATAGTAGTAGCTGCCCCAGTTATAGTAGCTTGTTTAGAGTCTATTTGTGTTTGTATAGCGGAAGTTACGCCGTCTAAATAACCAACTTCGGTACTAGTTACTGCAGAAATTGCAATCTTACCTGAGCCATCAGAGACTACTGCTCTAGAAGCTGTTAAATTGTCTTTATAAACAGTAGATACAGCACCCGAACGGTTATCTGTAATTGCAGTATTTAAGTCTGCACCATTATATTTAACTGAGGTAGCAGTAAATTGTCCTACAGCTAAATTAGCAGCCCCAGTAGGACTAATAGCAATATTGGAGTCAGGATCTCTAGTTTCGGATAGTGTAAAGAACTTAACTGACTCATCATAGTAGAGAGCTGCATTACCAGAAGTACCACGATTAAAGAATATACCAACATCTGCACTAGGAGCACCTGATACAGCATTAGCAAGCATGATAAATCTGTCTTGAATTACTTTATTTTCTGAATTAACAGTTGTAGTGTCGCCATTAACTGTTAAGTTACCTGTGACAACTAAGTCATCACTCATATTTACTTGACCAGTAAATGTAGCTCCAGCTAAAGGAGCTTTTGTATTTAATTGTGTTTGTATAGCACTACTAACACCATCAAGATAACCAATTTCTGTGCTAGTTACTACAGATACCGCTACTTTACCAGATCCGTCACTAACAACTGCACGAGAAGCAGTTAAGTCAGCATCATCAATAGTAGTAGCTGCTCCTGTTATAGTAGCCTGCTTAGAGTCTATTTGAGTTTGGATAGCAGAGGTAACTCCATCAACGTAACCAAGTTCTGTTGAAGTAACAGCTGAAGCAGAAACTTTTCCACTACCATCACTTACTAGTGCTCTAGAAGCTGATAAATTACCTGTAGTAATTGAAGATACAGCACCAGCAATATTAGCTACTCTTCTAGCTTCTACAGCAGCAGTATTACTAAAATTACTAGCTATCCGACTAGAGTTATCAGATAGATTAGTATTGGTATTGTTAATTTGAGTTTGGATAGCAGAGCTAACACCATCTAGGTATCCTATCTCAGTTGACGTTACATCAGATACCGCTACTTTACCAGAGCCATCTGAAACTACAGCGCGAGAAGCAGTTAGATCAGCGTCATCAATAGTAGTAGCTGCCCCAGTAATGGTAGCTTGTTTAGAATCAATTTGAGTTTGTATAGCGCTGGTTACACCGTCTAAATAACCAATCTCTGTAGCAGTTACTGCTGATACAGCTACCTTACCTGAACCATCAGATACAACAGCTCTGGAAGCTGTAAGATTACCAGTGGTAATTGTAGATACTGCGCCTGCTATATTAGCTACACGCTTAGTCTCAACGGCTGTGGCATTAGCGGAAACTACGTCTATATTAGCATCTAATCGTGTGTATGTCACGAAATCATTAGAAGCACTTGCAGTGGTAGCTATTTTAGAATCAATTTGTGTTTGCACACTAGAGGTAGCATCTAAATATCCTAGCTCAGTTGAAGTAACTGAAGCAAGTGCAGCTACTTTACCAGACCCATCAGATACTAGTGCGCGTGATGCAGTTAGATTACCTGTAGTAATAGTTGAAACAGCACCTTGAATGTTTGCAACTCGTCTAACTTCTACACCAGCTGCTCCTGATGCAGCTACAACATTATCTTGTACTAAGTTGATATTAGCATTTAA